CAAGCAATATGCCAGTTGCACGTCAGTCTATTCCTACCCTGCAATACGGATAGATTTATAAAAAGTTATAGACTGCTAAAATTCTTATAGATAGGACTCCGGTCTGAATCTTTCATCCGATTAAACGAAATTCCTGCGACACTGGAGGATAAAAGAAAGTGTTTCTTGATACTGACTTTCCAAAGATTTTAGGTGCGGAGCTTTATCGCCCTCACCCCGCATATATTTGCGAAATGGCCGTTGAGCCCGTGGTGGTTCACGACTTCACTTCTCAGCCTGGTCAAACTGTTCAGCTCGATCGCTACAAGTTCTGGGGAACCCCTGGTACCAAGGACAGCCGTGAGCGTATTGCTGATCAAACGATCGGTACTGCCAACAGCCGCAACATCACCAAAGAGAAGGTACTTGTTGTGCTGAAGGAATACACCGGTCCCGCTGATCCGGGTGACCCGACCCAACCTTCTACCTTCAAGATTGCCCGCGAGACTCTGATTACTGCTCAGCGTATGCTGCTTGATACCGGCAACTTGAACATGTTCCACCAGTCCATCGGTAGCCTAACGCTGCTCGATGACTACCGCCGCTGGCGTGATCGCGTGTTTATTGACGAACTCGCCAAAGCCGAAGCCAACGGTGCTGCTTCTTCTTCTCAAGGTGGTTACTACTTCGCTGGTGGTAAGACCAAAGATTCCTCTGGTCGTATCGATTATACCGCTACTGAGTACGCTAACCAAGTGCAGCAGTTCTCTGTTCGCACTGACCTTCTGGAAGTTGTGAAGGACATGCGTAAGCGCAACGTCCCCACCTTCGCTGATGGTCTGTATCGCTGCATCTGTGATCCCACCTTCATGATGCATCTGCGTCGTGATAGCGACTTCCGTGAGATCGCACGTTACGCTGGTGCACCTGGTCAAGGCATGTACATGGGTAACCCCATGATGCCTAACAACGCCAGCTTCTTCATGGGTCCCCAGGCTGGTCAGGGTTACTTCCTGGCTGGTGAGCCTGTGATGCCGACTGGTGTTCAGTTCGAAGGTGTTAAGTTCTTCGAATCAACCAACTTCCCGACCAAGAACGTTACCGCTGACTTTACTGACAGTAGCAACTACTCTTCTCAAGAGGTTGCCCAAGGTTTCTTCTTCGGTCCTCAGTCCGTTGGTGTGGGTATCGGTGGTCCTAACGCTCAGGTACTCATCAACAACAACGATGATTTCAGCCGCTTTATCATCCTGATCTGGCAACTGTACGCTGGTTTCGAGATCCTGAACAAGGACTTTGTTACCACCGCTTACAGCTTCCTTGCTGATGACGGCACTATCTGATAACTTATACATATAACTTTCTAGGAGAAATAAATGTCCTACCTGTCTTCCAAGAAGATCTACCCTGGTAACTGGAACGAGCCCCTTAATGGTTGGTATCGCAATATTGATACCAACGACAGTGGTTCTAACGATTCCTCCAAGGGTGGTCCCACTTCTGTTCTCGCTATTCCTGGTTTTCGTTACTTCCAACAGCGAGGTTACGTGCCTATCACCAATACCTCTGGTGATGGTCCTATTGTTTCGGGCGATGTCATTGTTCCTTCCCCCTATCGCAATGATGACACCCGCACCGACATCACCGGTATGGTGATTAGCGGTTCTTCTACATTACCTGCCCTGGTGTACCGCGCTACTATCTCCGTTGCCTCTGGCTGGGGCGATGGCCGCGTTGCTTCTGGTGTATACACCCATAGTGGTGAGGTAATCACGTTTGCTACCGGCCTGGCTTCCAGCACCACCTCTGGTGAAAGTGTTGCGCAAGCTAATCTTACTAGTACGGTTTCCGGCGATCAAGGAGCTGCTGGTAATATTTTCTTTGCTGCTGGTACTGAGGCATATAGCGCAGTTCCATTCATCACTGGAGGCACTATTACCACTGCTCAAAACGCAGTATACAAACTAATCACCGGCGAGACCACTTACAAAGTGTTCGTGCGGGATAGTGAGACGACTGATTCAGGAGTTTCACCTTCTGCTAGCGGTTGGTACATTTCTGATGCTGACAAGGCCGCAGGTCGTACTGGTTACTATGTGGTTGAAGTGTGTTATCTCCAGCCGGATAACGCTCCAGGCTACGAAGATATCGACGGTTATCTGACTGGTCGTACCGTTAGCTGATAATTAAGGTATTATGGGACCAGGTAATGTTTTATCTGGTCCTATGCTTTATCAGCACAAAAAAACCGGCACAAGGGTAAAAGTTGTCAGTGAATGGGATAATGGCGACTGGTTCATGGTTGAAGACCAGGACGGTCGTATTTTTACCACTTACAAGACTGAGATCGAACCCGATCAACAAGCTACGAAGAAAGTAAAGACTCTTCAAGTAAAAGATGCGGCGGCAAAAGAAGAGCCTCGTTCCTTTCCACCTGATACACGCTTAAATATCAATGGTGCTACGGCACAGATGATTGCTGATCATATCAAAGGTATTGGTCTTAAAACGGCAAAGGAGATAAAAGATCTACAGCTTTCATTGTCGGGTGAAAAGTTTGCAAGCCTGGAACAGCTAAGACAAATTAAAAGAGTGGATTGGGATTCCGTGTTCGCCGCTGATTTAGTTAGGGTCTGAATTATATCCCCTGGTTCTCCAGGGGGTTTTTTAGTTTTAGAATAGGAAATAAAAAGCAATGGCATATAGACCAATACGCTCAAGTTATACAAGACGAAAGGATCAATTTCATGTTGATCTTAAGATGCTTGAAAAACTGCCTTTGGCGGAACAAGTAAAGGCGTTTGACTCTATAGCAAGGCAATATGGATCACATGGTAGAGAAATTGAATTTTCAAATCAAAACGTTTCAGGATTTAAATACGATTTAAATGCTCCGTTTGACGATAGAGCAAAACTTATAATGCAAGCTGCTGCTGCTCATACGCATAGTCAGCATCCCGGTTGGAATTCATTTGATTTCTATGTCCCATTCAAAGGGGAATCTAGATTTGATAAAGGGGCTGTAGAAGGGGCTTCAATTTATTTGCCAGGGATTCCAGGTGGAAAGGTTCGGAGGGGCATTGCAGACGATTATGGGTACTACTCAGAGGCTTTAAATCCAGAGGGTCAAGTTGTGTTTCGTGTCGGACATGGTGACCCCAATCGCCCAGAGTCTGGTGACATAGGTTTAGTTGAGGCTTTAGCTCCACCTACAACAAAAGAAAAACCACAACCTGGTACTCAAACCCAACCCAAAGTTAATGAACAAGATCAATACGATCAATACAAAGAATATGCAAAACTTGCTTTATTTCAAAACTTGCTTAACCAAGAAAGACAGACAACAATTGCTGATCGGTTAATGAATGAGTTTTATAAGGGCGGTCTTGGTTAATTGCTTTTATAATAAAGTCATATCAGAGTGTATAAGTGCAGCTTTCCGACTTTGACAAAAGTAGAGTAAGGTATCACCTCGGTTATTACGTGGTGTCAGTTCCGGCTGGTGATTACGCCAGGCTTGAAGAAGCTATGAACACAGTTCCTGATTCTTACTTCTACAATAAAATTATTACTCAAATTGGGCGTTGCAATACCGCTGAAGCAAAAACAGAAGTTGCCACGTCACCTTCTACTCGCCTTGAAAGTATTGCCGGAGACGTTGATCGTACGATTCGCTCCAGTAATGCCAAAGAGGCATTAAAGGTTTGGGATGAGATTTATCTCTACGAAACCAACCGACTTGCACAGATCCTTTACGTACCTAACTACAAAGATCCAATGCAAGCAAGGTACCGTTATGAACGTTCTGGTGCCGAATTTATTCAAGCTTTGCCCGGTCCAGCTGATGTAGCTGTCGGCTCAAACGTTTATTTAAACCTTAACTGGAGGTAATTATGGCTGAAGACAACATTCTTTCTTACATTGATCGATTGAACCCAACTAGTGCTTTAATTGGTGCTAGCAACATGTTGTTAAACAGGCTTCAAGGTGCTGGTGTAGTGCCAAGGGTGGATGGCTCGTACGCTCCAAAAAGAACTAATACAGGCGAAAGATCCAGGGGCTCCAGGCGGGGTACAGGTCTCAGAAGCAGGCAAGAGCAAGGAGTAATGTATGGAACACTTCCCCCTTCTGTCAATCAAAATTTAGGTGCATATGACGAAAGTGTAACTTTGCCAAACGTAGGTTCTGCAGGCAATGCAGGTGGTTACAATCCAATTCGTCAAAATCAAAGTCTTGGTGCTTCTCCTCCTGCAGCACCTGCTCTTCCGCCAGAAGAACGTGCATATCAAACAGAACTTGCACGCACTCAGCAGATGGCTGCAGCAAATCCTTATTTTCAACAGATGGATTTGTATGCGCAAGGACAACGTGCAATGCAAACGCAAGAAGATATGGATAAAGTGCGTGACTTAGGTTTAGCTATTAACCGTTCTATGTACGGTGATATGACTACGCCTAAGACCGCCAATCCCTTAATGGCAGGATTGACTCCCCCTGGCCCAGCACAACCAGTGATTCCGATGGATGAAGAAGGTCGTATCGGTCAACTGGATACCGCAGCAGCAGGTGTTCAAGACTTCATGCGTAAATACGCAGAAGGCATGAAGAAACGTAAAGGAGAAGAGTGATATGGCATCTCCCAGAGAGATAAATATATTAAGACGGGCGCGTTCTAGTCCTTTTGGACAAAACATACTGCGCTCTATTCGTTACGCAGAAGGAACAAATCTTGGCAAGGATCCTTATAGGATACTGTTTGGCGGAGGAACATTTAACGATTTAAGCCGCCATCCAGACACTGTAGTTAGTAAGGGTAGATACAGCAGTGCTGCTGCAGGCGCCTATCAGTTTTTGCCCCCTACTTGGAACATGGTTGCTTCTGGATTAAATTTAAAAGATTTTGGACCAGAAGCGCAAGACCTTGGAGCATTAAAGTTGGTTCGAGATCGTTTGCTTCCAATTGGTGGTCTTGCAACATTAGAAAAAGAAGGCCTTAGTCCTAGAGTTGCTGCAAGACTGGCTCCAGAATGGGCATCTTTTCCAACAGAAAAGGGAGTAAGTTTTTATGGTCAACCTGTAAAAAAACTTGCTGATATCCAAAAAGTGTATGGACAGCAAGCAGTAACTCCTGTAGATACTACAAGTACACAGCAACCACAAGCAACTCAAGCAACTCAAGCAACCACTAGGGATAATTCATCAAATCTTACAAAAATGATGATGCTTGGGAACTTGTTTAAACCAAGACAAAACCCAGCGACTTTATTGACGAGCAGATTCTTTCAACCACTTGCAGGAAATTTTATGCCTATGCTTATGCCTCAGCTGTTCCAATAAGATACAATAGTAAAATAAAAGCCAACGTGAAATGAGTAGCACCAGTACCAACAAGCAACCCTTGTTTACAGACCGTCCTTTGTTTGACGCTGTCAGGGTTACATCGCAAATTGTTGGAAGCCAAGCAAGTAACACACTATCTGTTCAAGGCGGACAAGCTCCAGCACTCCTGGTGGATATGGATGCTAACTTGAGTGAAGACAATAACAGCGGTGGTGTAATTGATTCAATTACCATTGTTCGTAATGATTTTTATCGCGATGCAGATTATACAGTTTCAAGCGGAACCTCAGGCAACGTAATTTCTTTGTCTAGTGGTCAAATTGTTTTTGTTCAAGACACCGGAGTCGTTGGTACCGCACCGGCTAGCGGTTATGGGTATTATACATATACAGGCACAACTACATTAACTGGAGTAAATACATCACTTGAATATTCTGGTGGCACATCAAGTGGCTTTACGTACCAGGGGGCAGTCTACGGTCATCAACCCGCAGCAACATTTGTTTTCTACCAAACCCGTGGTACGACAACACCAATCCCCGCTTCTGGTGATTACCGTGTAGTGTTTTCAAAAACAGTACCAGCAGATACGCAGCAAGTCGATTGTTCTGATAACTTACCTCAGATTGCAATTCCCGTGATGGCAGCAGGTAATACAAATGGTCTTGGTGAAACTGCACCTCTACGCAATAAGGGAATCTACCTAGAACGTGGTGATCGCCTTTACGTTGGTGTATTCCCTGATGGACCTAACGTCTCTGGTTATACCAATGGTGCACATGTTTACGCACAGGGTGGTTTCTTTTAAATAGTCATGGCACGCCGCTCAGGCAATTCATTTAGTAACTTTGGTAAACCAAGGGGACAAGATGATTTTTCTGTTAAACCAATTAAATCTGAGTTTGGCGGTAGTATTCCTGATTCTTTATACACAGTAAACAGAGAATCTGCCTGGTCTCGTTGGAGACGAGGATACGAATTAGCAACAGCTTCTATCGTTGATAATTCTTTTGATTACTCTTTTAAATACTTTATTCCTATTCCTGCAGGTACCCCTGGAACAGGAGGTAATCCACCAACCATTCCAGGTGTTTTTAAAGGGTTTCCAACCAAGAATAAAGAACTTGGTATGCACTGGGCTGGTGCACGGATAGCGGGTAGCCTGCGCTTTGATAATGTACTTGATAGCGGTGGCACGCCAGCAGCTATAGCCTCCGTAACAGAAGACGATGAGTTCTGGTACGTACAATTAGCAGGTACGTGGAGCACGTCGAATCCGTTGCCACCTCCACTTTATGTTGCTGTACCTGGGGTGCCAGGTGGCATCAAAGCTATTAATGGTGAGATTCTAGAAGACAGAATTATTGATGTAGGCGGTGTTCCAATCACAAGAGATACCATTAATCCTGCAAATCAAACTCGTTATGGTTACGTACAAGCAGTTCTTGTAGAAACAAATCCTTTTACCGGTATTCTTACCCTAAGAAAACGTGGGTCTGTAGAAGCAACACCTGATCGCATTTTAGTTACACCAGCAACTAGACCGCCGAATGTTGGGCGTTACTTTATGACTGGGACAAGGTACTGTTGTTCTTGTCAAGACTTTACGCGAAGAGAATATGCATACCTGTCAAGTCTTGGTCAACGTCGAGGCACTAAGTTCCCTCTTAGTCGTGCAGCGTATTTAAAGCCCGGTCGATATGAAGTCATGCGTATTGCTGGCAAGGTTGCCAACCAAGCAATGACAGATGCCTTAACCAATAGGCAGATGGAGATCATTTCTCCGGCACCTGAATACAATATACCTCCGACAGTCACGCCAAACTCATTAACAATACCAGGCAGCACCAGGGATGATCCTGGTGTATTTAGGGATTTTGGATCTGTGTATACCCGCAGCACCAGCG